GACTTTGATCTTCAAAGAATCTCGGAACTAAATAATTTGCACCCGGCAAAGATCTACCTCCAAAACAGACAAATACCAGACAAACTATTGCGGGAGTTTTACTTCTGCGAAAGGTTCAAACAGTGGACTAATACTCAAAAACAGATGTTTGATGATGAGGAGAATGACGAATCTAGAATCATCATTCCACTCAAAGACAAGAAAGGAATCTTCGGGTTCCAGGGACGGGCACTCAACCCCAAGTCCAAACTTAGGTACATTACTGTAATGCTCAATGATGACTCGCCAAAGATTTACGGACTTGATAAAATTGATGATTCGGAACCCATTTACATTGTTGAAGGACCCTTCGACTCCACGTTTATCAAAAATGCTGTTGCTATGTGTGGGTCCGACGTTGATATTAGGACGCTTGGTTGGAGCGATTATATTTACGTTTTTGATAACGAACCACGTAACAAACAAATCTGCGACAGAATCTCCAGAACAATCGACCATGGAGATAAAGTAGTAATCTGGAAACCAGAGATAAAAGAAAAGGACCTGAATGATATGGTTCTTGCGGGACTCAATGTACAAGAAGTGGTACGTTCCAATACCTACCACGGACTCAATGCCAAAGTAAAATTTAACGGATGGAAAAAAGTATGACCAACGGAACAAAAGTTCAAAAGCGTAACGGTTCTGTTGAACCACTGAATCTAGATAAGATCCACATCATGGTAGAGCAAGCATGTGAAGGACTTGCTGGTGTATCTGCCTCTCAGGTAGAGATTCAATCTGGCATCCAGTTCTATGATGGCATTACCACTGGAGAGATCCAGGAGATCCTTGTAAGGTCTGCTTCTGACCTGATTGATTTAGAGTACCCTAACTACCAGTTCGTTGCTGCGAGACTGCTTCTATTCGGTCTCTATAAGCAGGTATTTGGTGATGATTGGAATAAGGGTTTCCCTCACGTACAGGAGCATCTTGTAATTGGTGCCCAGAGAGGAATCTATGATCAGGAACTCTCTGATTCATATACAGATGAAGAGTGGGATAAGATTGATTCTTGGATTGACCATGAACGAGATATGACCTTCACATATGCTGGATTGCGGCAGGTTGTGGATAAATACCTAGTGCAGGACAGAAGTTCTGGAGAGTTATACGAGACTCCTCAGTACATGTACATGTTAATTTCTGCAACTATATTCTCCAAGTATCCTAAAGATACTAGGTTAGATTACATACATCGGTATTATAATGCAATCTCAAGACACAAGATCAACATCCCCACGCCAATCATGGCAGGAGTGCGAACACCACTTCGACAATTTGCTTCTTGTGTTCTTGTTGATGTTGATGACTCCCTCGATAGCATCTTTAGTTCTGATATGGCTATCGGCAGATACGTTGCACAGAGGGCGGGTATCGGTATCAACGCAGGTAGAATCCGTGGCATCAACAGTAAGATCCGAGGTGGAGAAGTACAACACACAGGTGTTGTCCCGTTCCTTAAAAAGTTTGAATCAACTGTACGATGTTGCACTCAGAATGGGATTCGTGGTGGTTCCGCAACAGTCCACTTCCCAATCTGGCACACAGAAATCGAAGACATCCTAGTTCTTAAGAACAACAAGGGTACAGAAGACAATCGAGTGAGGAAACTTGACTACTCAATCCAACTTTCAAAGATTTTCTACGAACGTTTCATTACGGATGCAGAAATTAGCCTGTTCTCACCGCATGACGTACCGGGCTTGTATGATTCCTTTGGTACTGACGGGTTCGATGATTTATATACTGCTTTTGAACGAGATGAGTCTATTCCAAGAAAGACTATCGGAGGACAAGAACTATTCCTGAACCTGCTTAAGGAACGTGCAGAGACTGGTCGAATCTATATCATGAACATCGACCACTGTAACAGTCACTCATCCTTTAAGGATAAGATTGAGATGAGTAACCTATGTCAGGAAATCACTCTGCCTACCAAACCATTGGAGCACATTGATGGTGATGGTGAGATTGCTTTGTGCATCCTGTCTGCAGTTAACATCGGTAAGGTCAACAAACTGACTGAACTAGAAGAACTCTGTGATCTTGCAGTCCGTGGTCTGGATGAACTGATTGATTATCAGCAGTATCCTATCAAGGCAGCAGAAGTTGCAACCAAGAATCGTAGGTCTCTGGGTGTGGGTTACATTGGTCTTGCACATTATCTTGCAAAGAACGGACACAAGTATGACTCACAAGACGCTTGGGACGATATCCACAGACTCACAGAGGCGTTCCAATACTACCTCCTAAGGTCTTCTAACAAACTTGCAGAAGAGAAGGGTGCTTGTGGTTATTTCTTCCGCACCAAATATGCTGACGGACTTCTTCCAATTGATACATATAAGACTGATGTAGACGAAATTTCTAATCCTGGATACGATTATGACTGGGAAGAATTACGAAGAGATATTATGGACAAAGGTCTACGGAACTCCACCTTGTCTGCTCAGATGCCATCTGAAAGCAGTTCCGTTGTGTCAAACGCAACAAATGGAATCGAGCCACCTAGAGGGTATCTGTCCATTAAGAAATCGAAGAAGGGACCGCTTAAGCAAATTGTTCCAGGTTTTCAATACCTTAAAAACAATTATACTCTTCTGTGGGACATGCTTGATAACACTGGGTATATTAATGTTGTTTCTGTGATGCAAAAGTTCTTTGACCAAGCAATCAGCGGCAATTGGAGTTATAATCCTAAGAACTACCCTGACAATGAGGTTCCTGTTTCGGAAATGGCGCAAGATCTATTGAGAACATATAAGTATGGTTGGAAGACCAGTTACTATCAGAACACTTATGACTTTAAGTCTGATGAGAACATTGAAGATTTCAAATCCCTAGATAATCTTGTAGGAGAATTAGAAGCAGCGGAGGAAGACGATTGCGAGAGTTGCAAGATTTAACATGAAAGAGTACAAATTTATTACAAAGGAGAAAGATCATATGGAAGGCATGACAGTCTTCAATGCAGAAAAAGTAGATACCAAAAAGCAACCAATGTTTTTTGGTCAACCTTTGGGGGTTCAGAGATATGATCTTTACAAATACCCAATCTTTGATAAACTAACTCAGCAGCAGTTAGGTTACTTCTGGAGACCCGAAGAGGTTTCTCTCCAGAAGGACAGAGCAGATTATGCTAACTTGCGTCCAGAGCAGAAGCACATCTTTACTTCTAATCTTAAGTATCAGATTCTTCTTGATTCAGTTCAGGGTCGTGGTCCTAGTATGGCGTTTATGCCCTACTGTTCCCTCCCTGAACTTGAAGCATGTATGGAAGTATGGGGATTCATGGAGATGATCCATAGTCGTTCCTATACCTACATCATCAAGAATGTATACCCAGATGCCTCTGAGGTCTTTGATAAGATCTTGGATGATGAGAAGATTATAGAACGTGCTAAGAGCGTCACAGAGGCGTATGACGACTTTATCAACGCTGCTCAGAGATGGGGTGCGAGTGGTATGTGGAGCACTGACTGGAAAGACTCTCCAAATATGGAAGTGGAACGTAAGGAACTGAAGCGTAAACTATATCGTGCAGTTACTAACGTCAATATCCTTGAGGGTATTCGTTTCTATGTCTCGTTTGCATGTTCGTTTGCATTCGGTGAACTGAAACTTATGGAAGGTTCTGCAAAGATTATCTCACTGATTGCTCGTGATGAGAACCAGCACCTTGCACTGACTCAAAATATTTTGAACAAGTGGAAGCAGGGTGATGATCCAGAGATGGAAGAGATTGCTAGAGAAGAGCAGGAGCATACAATTAATATGTTCCGTAAGACAGTTGATGAAGAGAAAGCATGGGCAGAGTATCTGTTCAGAGATGGATCTATGATCGGTCTGAATGATAAACTACTGCATCAGTATGTCGAATGGATTGCAAACCGTAGAATGAAATCTATTGGTCTTAAACCAATCTACGACATTCCAGCAAAAAATAACCCACTGCCCTGGACTGAGCACTGGATTTCCTCTAAGGGTCTTCAGGTTGCCCCACAGGAGACTGAGGTTGAATCGTATATCGTTGGAGGTATCAAACAAGATGTCAAAAAAGACTCATTCGCAGGATTCAAACTCTGACCTCAGAAAGGTCTGGGAGGAGATGGAAGAGATAGAACCTCTAACACCACTCACTTCCACGAGAGACTCCCTACAGGCGTATAGAGACGCTGCTGAGATAGACAGATATCTCTTCGGCGAATACGACAGTTACGAAGCATACAAGAGCACAGAGTCCTAAGGGACTCTTTTTTTATGGCTTGACAAGACTCCAATATCTCTGTAGAATAACTCTGTCGGGGTTCATAGATAACTAGTATATAAGATTACTATGAATAGATGAAACCCCAAAGTGCTAAAAATAAAGGAAGACAATTGCAGAAATGGGTAGTACAACAACTCATTGAAACTTTCGACATACATCCAGAAGACATCAAATCCTGTTCTATGGGTGCAGGAGGAGAAGACATAGTAATGTCTAGGGCAGCGAGAGAAAAGTTTAATTATTCAATCGAATGCAAGAATGTAGAGAAACTGAACATATGGGATGCTTATGATCAAGCAAAGGCAAATTGTGGGAACTATGAACCAATAGTTGTTATGAAAAAGAATGGTAAGCAACCACTAGTCGTGATTGATGCTAAATCCTTTATTGAACTAAATAAAGAAAAGAAAAGTAGGTAATGAAATCATATAAAGAGTTCATAACTGAAGCAGAAAAAAGAATAAAGATGGTGAGACTTCATCATGGGACTTCACCAGAATCATCTGATAAAATTAAGAAGAGTGGATTTACTGGTGGGAGAGAAGGAGAAGTTTACACTTCAACTAATCCAAAAACTGCAAGAGGATTTGGTGCAAGGTATTCTGATAAATCAAAAAATATAACTATGCTTGTCCCTAAAAAATCAATAAAGAAAGAACCAGAGAAAGGATCAAAAGCAATTAAGACTGATGGACAAAGACACACTGATGACTTTGGGAGGAGACATTACTCTGTTGCTATGGATCCAAAATATGCATCAAGCAAAATTGTAAAAAGTGATGGTAGAGTGCAAAAACCACAAATAGCAAAAAGATATAGAAACATAAATAAAGAAAAGAATTCGTAACAATGAAACCCACACCTAAGGAATTGCAAGAACATAACAAGTATTATGAGCAAGTAGTAGACCATCTTATTGCTGAAGGTTACACAGCAGATAGAGATGGTGCTGAAAACATTATTAGTGGAATGAGTGAAGAATGGTACAGTCTGATCGTAGGGGAATAATCAGAGGTATTCTGGTGGGTGTTCTATTTTGGAGCACCTTACTATGTCTGATAACTTTGCCCTTGACTCCACCGGATAGACCTGGTATAATAATGGAGTCTCACAAGGGCTCATAGTTAAACGGATATAACTACGCTCTTCTAAAGCGTTATTCTAGGTTCGATTCCTAGTGAGCCTGTTATTCTATATGAACTCATGAATTCAATACAGCCTTATTCGACTGTTCTGGTTCTGAATAGTTCTTATGAACCTCTTCATTTTACGAATTGGAAGAGGGCAGTTGTTCTCCTGTATAAAGAGAAAGCAAAAGTAATTTCAAAGACGGTAATACGTCTGGTGAATTATGTTATTATACCTTTTCGTCGTATGAATAATTTGTATCCTACTCGGAGTTTGATTTACAAGAGAGACGCAAATACTTGTCAGTATTGTGGTGCAACTAAAAAACTTACAATAGACCATGTATTACCAAAGTCCAAGGGTGGGGAAGATACCTGGGAGAATCTGGTAGTTGCTTGTTCAACTTGTAACGTCAAGAAGGGAGATAAATTATTAGAACAGACTGGTATGAAACTTGCAAAGGTTCCTAGGGCACCTATCAGTAAGATTCTGATGGACCTAGAGAACACTAGCAATGAAGAATGGGTTGATTACATCTATTGACGACAGACCAAGGATATGTTATCATATCCATATTGCGAGATTAGTTTAGAGGCAAAACTAAAGGTTTCCAACCTTTCGTCACCAGTTCGATTCTGGTATCTCGCTTTCCCGTAAGGGATAATTAACCTTCGGCATTCTAAGAATGGCACTTTCACAAAGCACTTTGGATAATCTGTTGGAGGCAGAATCTCATGTAAGGGCAGCAATCAAATCTGCTGCTGTAAATGAGAAACCTTTAGTAGTCAAGCAGTTGTCAGATATCCTTATCAGCATGGAACAATGTAAAAAGTTTGATGAGATTATGGATATGCTAGATAGTAGAAAACCTGGTAGCAGTGGTCAATTCGGTTCATTTTTTAACGATGAAGATTAATCTCTGGTATTCTACAAGCATGGGACAGTGGCGTTGGACTCTTTGTGAAGAGTTTAAAAATGGTGTTACCAAAGTAGAACAAACTTCTGGTCAGCAACCCATGTTACGTGATGCTATGAATGATGTAGCAAACACTGTTGAATATATGCTTGAAGTAAAGACTGACTAATTCAATGGAAATGTGGAAAACAAAATGCAGCAGTTGTGGTAAAATGACTGCTGCTAATGAGTGTCCTCAAGTGGGACATCAAGACCCTGATGGTAAGTGGGTCAATTCATTATGTAAACCCTGTTGGAATAAGAAAAACAATGCTCCATAGCACAATCGGTAGTGCGCGAAACTGTTAATTTTGAGGTTCTAGGTTCGAGTCCTAGTGGAGCAGTTAACTAATAGTACAGCACAATGTTAAGAATAAGATGCAAACAGTGCGGTAAAGAACTCACAGGACGTGGGTCAAAACCGGTATCCTGTGGATGTCCAAATATGACTACAATCAAGGGCGATAAGATCTCAGCAAATGATTTATCCGAAGTCCTTATGGTTGATAATGGTCAGGAAAGGAAAACAAAACTAACGTCATCGGACATGGAATGGCAAGAATCTAGAAGAAAAAGAAAGATTCGGCGGTTAGATTTCGATATTCGTTAGCATTTCTGTATAGAATTGATTGACAAATTCTAAATAATTACTATTATAATGAGGGGACAGAAAATTTTACAGAGGAAACAGTAATGCACCCTGACGAATTAGCAAATTGGTTAAAGATAAAGGAAGTATTTGAAACAGAAGGTACTACAGATAACTTCTATTATAAACGTGCTTGTGTTATAGTAGGGGGAGGACCTGACCCTATGAATAATATTGGAAATGGTACACAGGATGACGCAACTCAAACCTGAGCACTACCTTACTAAGGTAGAAGTTGATAGGTTAATTAAGGATGCTATTGATGATGCAATGCGAAAACATAATCGTAATGCCTCTATTATCAGTATGTGTTTAGGTGTTCTTTTTCTTGCTGCTTTCGTGGATGGATTCCTGAGAGCAATTGGAGTCATACCGCCATTTATGAATATTGATATTAACCTAATGAATCAGGTTATAGACAGAGTAAAAGAAGAGGTAATTAAAGTAATACCATGAAAATTGGACTTATTGGAGCGGGTGGCATGGGCGAAGGAATGTCCTGTCATATCATGAAGAGTGACATTGAAGTATGGGGTTATACGAATGATTATTCTAAGACCCAAGAACATTATGAGAAGGGAGATATTAGTGGATGTACTACTACTCTTGAGTATCTTGCATACGTAGTCCATGATGATAGTAAAAAATATACCAGTGCCGGAAAGGTTCCTGGTGTGTTCATGTTAACTGTTCCTATAGAAGTAGTTGACGAGACAATTAATGATTTACTAGAACATTGTACGAATGGTGATATCATCATCCACAATGGTGACTTTAACTTCAAAGATTTTAAAAGAAGATCTGAGATGTTATCTAAATTGGGTATTCAATTTATCGATTGTGATACTTCTAATGATAGTGTTCAAGTAACTGGATCAAAGACCATAATATCTGTATGTTCTTCAATCTTTAAATCACTTGCACCAAATTCTAATTGGAATGAGTTCTCTACCTTAGGGGCATTATGCTAGATGCAAGAACAGTTAAACCAGAGTTGAAGATGTCGTATAACTTTGCCATGTGTTCCTTTTCTAGGATGTATGGAGTGAGACATGTTCAGTGTAGTAATGATATACATCGATTCTGTATATTATGGGCAGAGTCAACGTTGACTCCACCAGCAGAAAGTCTGACTAAAGTAGATTTTTATTTCAGAGATTTATGGACAAAGAGTATACTAACATAGACTTCTTCAAACGAGTATGTAGAAGTGCTGTATGTGGGGGTGATCCTTTCATCCCAGATTCCGAATATCAAGGCGGGTCATGCCAATTGACTTGCGATGTTAAAGATAAAGAACCAGACATTTTCATAGGAGACTGATATGTTTAAGAGAGCAACGATTATACTGCTACCAATCATTACATTTTTGGTATGGGGAATTAAAAACGCATACCCATCATGATATTGCACTTTGCTAGGTTCTGTGGAACAGTGTTAAATAACCCATATGGATTGGGATTTCTTTCATCTATGTTAATTCTTGTTCCTATAATAGGAATGTGGGCAGTTCACAAATACGATTGGCAACACTGGGAACCATTTGACAAAAGACATAATTAATAGTATACTGAGGGGGTCAAGAAATTGACTGCGGTAATGTCCTTCAGGGTTCAGCATTAGCGGCGATAGGAACCCTGATAATTATCATACACATATATAAATGTAAGATGGACATTTACACTGTGGAACATTGGCAAGAGAACTGGGAAGAGTTGATTTCCAGAGTGGAAGATGGGGAGAGTATAGGTGTGACAAACGGGAAGAATACTGCTATAATGGTTCCAGCGGATGATGAACTCATACGCATATACACGGAACACAACGAAGGTTCTTAATGGAACTGTCGCATATTGGTTAATGCCTACACCTTATAAGTGTATGAACCGGGTTCAATTCCCGGCAGTTCCACTTGCTGGTTTAGCCATTCGGTAATAGCACTCCGCTCATAACGGAATCGAAACAGGTTCGACTCCTGTAACCAGCACTTGACGGATTCCCGTCAATGCCTTATAATAGACAGGTCAACACACAGAACAATGGCACTCAACGAAAAGTTCAAGAATAGGGATCTCAGCATCCTTCGTTCAGCAGCACGGGGTGAATACTTTCTAGACGTAAAGAATCCAAAACTCTATAAGAAAGTTCGTAAGTTTTATGAGAGCGATGGCGTAGTATTCTCAGGTGATGCTCTTGATGATTATGATATGATGATGGAACAGATCGCTATTGATCTTGATACTGAAACTGCCGAGGTTGCACAATGAACAAGCAAATTGTTCTTCTTGAACGATTCCCATATCGTTATGTCCAAGCAGGTGTTCTGGAGACCAATGGTAAACCAGACTGCCGTATTCAGAAAGTCGATTCATACAGTGGTAAATACCGTGATATGTATCTCTGTGATAATGAGATGCAGTTGATGACCGCAATGGAGGATCATGAATATACTGCCTGGTTGGACCCCGATGGTGTCCCTTGTTATGTTAGAGACACTGTAAAACAATATCAATAATGCTACAGGGGGGTTGCCAAAACCCCTCTTTTTTTGTATAATAGATAATATAGTATAAAAAATATTATGGCACAGTATGTCAAGAAAGCACTCGTGTTGGGTGCTGGTGGTTTCATTGGAAGTCATATGGTCAAGCGACTCAGAGCAGAAGGATACTGGGTTCGTGGTGTAGACCTTAAGCGTCCTGAGTTTTCTGTAACTGAAGCAAACGAATTCGTTCAGGGTAATCTCTGTGATGTAGATTTTGTCCGTCGTGTCCTAGAGTATAAGGGTGACCGAGGCAATTTTTATAATTCAGTTCCTCATCGTTACATTCAACCATTCGATGAGATCTATCAGTTTGCTGCTGACATGGGTGGTGCAGGATTTGTATTCACTGGTGAGAATGATGCAGACATCATGCACAACTCTGTTACTATCAATCTGAATGTGCTGGAATGTCAGCGCAAGATGAACGAAGAGAAAGGTAAGAATGACACTAGGATTTTCTATTCTGGTTCTGCCTGCATGTATCCAGAGCACAACCAATTAGACCCAGACAACCCCGACTGCCGTGAAGAATCAGCGTATCCCGCAAACCCAGACTCTGAATATGGATGGGAGAAACTTTTCTCGGAGCGTCTGTATTTTGCTTACCACCGCAATTATGGTATTCCTGTTAGGGTTACCCGTTATCATAATATTTTTGGACCGGAAGGCACCTGGGAAGGTGGACGTGAAAAGGCACCAGCAGCAATCTGTCGTAAGGTAGCATATCTTTCTGCAGAAGGTGGAGAGATTGATGTATGGGGAGATGGTAAGCAGACTCGTTCCTTCTTGTATATTGATGAGTGTATTGAAGCATCCTACCGATTGATGCAGTCTGACTTTATTGGACCAGTCAATATTGGTTCAGAAGAGATGGTCACCATCGATCAACTGGTAGACATTGCTGCAAAAGTATCTGGTAAAACTGTAGAGAAGAATCATATTGATGGTCCTCTAGGTGTTCGTGGTCGCAACTCTAACAATGATGTAGTCCGTAGAGAACTTGGATGGGATTACTCACAGTCACTTGGACAAGGTATCTTCAATACTTACTATTGGATTGAATCACAGATCAAGTTGAGACAAGTAACAAAGAACATTGAAGTAGGAGTTTGATATGAAGATCGCAATTGATAAGGAAGTGGTCAAGGGTTTAGACATTGACCATCTGAAAGCACTGTCTCTCAATGCCCATGATTGGCATGAAGCAGGACAGTGTGAGTATAGATTGTATGCACATCTTTCTACACTCTTTAATGGAACAACCATCCTGGATGTAGGTAGTCGCACTGGCGGATCTGCACTTGCACTTTCATATAACGAAAAGAATCAAGTCATCAGTTATGATTTAGAAGAGCAGGGTGCATCTAGTATCAAGAGAGATAATATCACCTGGAAGATTCAAGACTTCCGTGAGGATGATACTCTTGATTTTGATAACATTTCAATTATCATGATTGATGTTGACCCCCATGATGGTACGCAAGAAGAGGAAATGTTTGAGTTCTTAGAAGAGAAGGGATGGAAGGGTCTGGTTCTCCTTGATGATATCGGTCCACAGTGGCCAGAGATTCAAGACTTCTGGGATAGAATCACATTCCCTAAACTGGATGTATCAGATGTTGGACATATGAGCGGCACTGGTGCTGTAAGTTTTGACTCTAAGCATAAACTCAGCTGGAAGTAATTATGAACATTGCTATTTTAGGATCTGCCGGACAGATCGGTGCATACTTGGAGGAGTATCTCACAGAGAAAGGACACGATGTTATTGGTGTTGATATCGTTAATGGTGTTCAGAATGACCTAAGAGTCACACCCAATACCTATGTTGAGAGTATTATTAAGAATGCAGACTTTGTATTCTTCCTTTCATTTGATGTCGGTGGTTCACACTACCTGAAGAAGTATCAGCATACTTTTCAATTCATCAATAATAATACCAAGATGATGGCAAATACTTTTGCTTTACTTGAGAAGTATCATAAGAGATTTATATTTGCATCGTCACAGATGAGTAACATGTCTTATTCACCCTACGGTGTGATGAAGCGTGTTGGTGAACTCCATACTACTGCACTCAAAGGACTGACTGTAAAGTTCTGGAACGTGTATGGTATCGAGAATGATATGGAGAAAGCACACGTCATCACTGACTTCATCCGTAAAGGATTTGAGGAAGGAGAGTTTGAGATGATGACTGATGGCACAGAAGAACGTCAGTTCCTGTATGCTGAGGATTGTTGCGAGGCACTAGAGACAGTGATGGAGAACTTCACTGACTTTAAAGTTGAAGACCCCTTGCACATTACTTCATTCCATTCAACTTCTATTAAAGACGTTGCCCAAATCATTCAGGGGCAGTTTAATATGATTGATAAATCAGTTAACATTAAACCCGGTCTTGCTAAAGATAGTGTTCAGATGGATAAGAGGAATGAAGCAGATACTTATATCACTGGTTGGTGGATACCAAAGACTGGTATTGATGTAGGGATTGCAAAAGTTTTTAATGCGATGAAGAAGAACTATGAGTAAGTATAAACTTAATTTATTCTGTGGTGATAATCTTGAACCCTCTACGTCTGCTCTGAATGAATCAAAATACGTTCAGTGGACCTACGATGGTTCTGGTGAAGCAAACATCTATGTGAGTCAGCAAGCACTTGGTGCTATTAATGATACCTCTGGTAAACCAACATACATTTGGTTGCTTGAATCTAAACAGATTATTCCTCAATACTATCAATGGGTGATTGACAATTATGACTTTGTTGCATCACGAGTTGATGGTATTTTTAGTTGCGACAAAGAACTGTGTGAGAAGTATCCCAAGATTCGGTATGCTGTAACCAATGCAGCACCTTGGGTGCAGGACCGTAAGGTTCATGAGAAGAGTAAACTGGTCTCTATGATTGCATCTAATAAGCAGATGTGTGAAGGTCACATGAAACGCTTACAGTTTGTAGAGAAGTTTAAAGATAAACTAGACTTTTATGGTCGTGGATTTAATGAGATTGATTGTAAGGAAGATGGACTGAGAGACTATATGTTCTCTGTTGGTATCGAGAACGCAGTATACGATTGTTACTTCACCGAGAAACTAACAGACTGCTTTGCTTGCGGAACCATTCCTATCTTCTACGGTTCACGAGGTGTAGCAAAATACTTTAACGAAGACGGGATTATCTTCCTGGATGATCAGTTTGACTTATCTGACTTGACTCCTGACCTGTATTACTCTAAAATGGATGCAGTCAAGGATAACTTTGAACGTTCTATTAAATTTCCCATTGCGGAAGATTATCTTTATAAAACCTATTTTAAGTAAGTAATGGATCGAATTGAAAACTATAGTGATCTAAAGACAAGCATCGTAACTTGGATCAACGGTTACGCAGATAAGAACAAAATCAAATCACTAGTTGTTGGTGTATCAGGTGGTATTGATTCTGCTGTTGTCTCTACTCTCTGTGCTGAGACTGGTCTTCCCACTTATACACTGGGAATGCCTATCCACCAGAATGAAGACCAAGAGAACCTATCAGATGCACATCTTGACTGGTTGACCTGGAAGTATACCAATGTAACCAGACTCAAGTTTAATCTAACGAATACCTTTGATGCCTTTGTATCTTCTATAGATGGATACAATGAAAATAACCTTGCTCTTGCAAATACAAGGTCTCGTATTCGTATGATAACTCTGTATCAGGTTGCAGGATCTGTTGGTGGTATCGTTGTCGGAACTGGTAATAAGGTAGAAGATTATGGTATTGGATTCTACACTAAATATGGTGATGGCGGTGTTGATATTGCTCCGATTGCTGATCTCTATAAAACTGAAGTATGGAAACTTGGAAAGCATCTTGGCGTAGATCAACGTATCATTGATGCATCACCTACAGATGGACTGTGGGACGATTCAAGAACCGATGAGGCACAGATTGGTGCTTCATACGAAGATTTAGAATATGCAATGGAGCATGGCAATGGTCCTGCTGTTAGAATTTTGCATGATCTAAATGCAAAGAACAAGCATAAAATGATACCTATTCCTACGTTTAAACTATGAAAATTGGAGTATTGGGAGCAGGCAGACTTGGTATCTGCTTTGCCCTTTTATTAGAAAAAGCAGGATACGAAGTTGTTGCTTCTGATATCCGTGAAGACTATGTTGCTAACTTACGTGCTGGATTAATTAAAACAACAGAACCACAAGTCAGTAAACTTCTTACCAAGTCTAAAAACATTACCTTTGTTGTTGATAACATAGATGTAATTCATGAATGTGATTTGATTTACACCTTCGTTTCTACTCCATCACTTCCTGATGGTAGTTACGATGTTAGTTGCATTCGCCAAATCATTAAAGATTTTAAGGATTGCAATGTAGAAGGTAAGAGTTTGGTTATTGGATGCACCACAAATCCTGGTGATTGTGATGACTTCCAGAATCACCTGAGACCATATGGTGTTGATGTCTATTACAACCCAGAGTTTATTGCACAGGGATCTATCATCAAGGATCTTGAGCATGCTGATATGGTTCTGGTTGGTGGTAGTGGTAAGCACATTCAAGACATTGAGAAAATCTATGATGATATTCAGGTTGAGACACCGAATGTCTATGTGATGAGTCGCAAGGCAGCAGAACTTGTTAAGTTAGCAGTCAACTGTTACCTCACCACTAAGATCTCCTATGCAAATATGATCGGACAGGTCATGTATAAGAGTGGTATGGGTGAAGAGATTGATAATGTTCTAGATGCAATTGGTTCAGACAGTAGGGTAGGACATAAGTATTTGGGATATGGTTTTGGATTCGGTGGTCCATGTTTGCCTAGAGACAACAGAGCATTTGCTGCTTGTGCTAAAAAACTAGGACTGGAATATAATCTGGGTCATGTTACTGACTCATTCAACGAGGAGCATAGTAATTTCTTATTAGATTACTATGTGAACAATAATCCGATGGGATTGCCGTATGCAATTGGAAGTATTGCATATAAGAGGGAAACGGATATTCTTACAGAGAGTCAGCAATATAAACTATGTCTGGGTCTTCTGGACTTAGGGTATAAGGTATACGTTGTGGATAATATTGTAGAACACCAATGCGATAGTAGAATTAATTGGAGTTCACCAAAAGAAGAAGTTATTTGGATTGATTTATGATTGGATACAATAGACTTGGCAGCAATGGTCGTCTGGGTAATCAGATGTTCCAGTATGCAGCACTGAGAGGTATTGCTGCAAAGAATGGATACGACTTTACTATTCCACCAGAAGACTATCCACATAGAGATAACTATGGATTGTTTGAGACATTCAAACTTATGAATGTAAAGACTAGCAATATTGGATTCGTAGAGGGCAACTCAGTTCAGGAGAATGGTCACCAGTTCATTGAAGAGTTCTTTACTCAACTGCCTGATGATGTAAATCTTGAAGGATACTTCCAGACTGAAAAGTATTTCTCTCATATCAAAAATGAGATTCTACAAGACTTCCAATTCAACGAAGGATATTCGATTCCTTGTAAGCAGTATATTGCGAGTCTTGATACTCCACCAATCTTTTTACATATCAGACAATCAGATAACATCGGTAGAGAACAGTATCATCCTATTCTACCTATGAGTTATTTTGAACGAGCACTAGAAGAGTTTCCAGAAGACACTCCCTGCTTTGTATTCACTGATGATATTGCCTGGTGTAAGAAGCAAGAGTTTTTCAAGGCAGATAGATTCTTATTCAATGAGAGTAACGAGAGATATTCATATCAAACTGTTGACGGCACTGGTAACAGACAGAACACTTTGTTACCTCAGACTGACTTATGCTTGATGTCTATGTGTTCTGGTGCTATAATAGCCAATAGTTCTTTCTCCTGGTGGGGTGCTTGGTTGCAAAATGATAGGGGCAAGGTTGTTGCACCAAATCCTGCTAAGTGGTTTGGAACTGCAATGACGCACTTGGATACTACAGATGTGGTTCCTAACCGCTGGACAATTTTAGATTGGAGTAAATAATGCCTGTTTCATTTGATAGACTTGGTAAGGATGGTCGTCTAGGCAATCAATTATTTCAATATGCTTTCCTTAGAGGAGTCGCCAAGAGTCGTGGATTTGACTGGATGATTCCCATGGATGATGAATATACACGTCATCACTATGGATTGTTTGAATGTTTTGAGATGTCTGGAGTCAAGGCAGGGAATCTGGGTAAGACTGGTAACCCTACCATGGAATGTATGGATACTTTGTATCACCCAGAGGTAGTTGATAACTGCAATGAGAATACTAATTTCCTAGGCACATTTCAGACAGAACGATACTTTGATAATGCTGCTGAAGAGATTCGTACAGACTTAACATTCAAACCAGGATACTTAGAACCCTGTAAAGAGTATATTGATAGTATTGGTGGTAGAGATAACTGTATCTTCTTACATGTAAGACGAGGTAATCCTAATCTGGATGAGAATGGATTTAGGTGGTCCTATCAAGTATTGCAAGATACTCATCCACTCTGCAAACCAGAATATTATGTAGAGGCACTGAAGCAGTTCCCTGAGGATAAGCAAGTCATTGTTGTATCTGATTTAATTGATTGGTGTAAGAAGCAATCTTGGTTGGAGGGTGATAGGTTTCACTTCTCTGATTCTTCTTATGAAGTATTCTCTGATGGTGCAAGTGTTCCATATGCTGACCTATGTCTGATGTCTCTATGTGGTGGAGCAATCATTGCTAACTCTTCATTATCTTGGTGGGGTGCATGGTTACAGAACGATGCTGGTAAGGTTATTGTTCCTGATCCATGGTTTGGACCTAAGGCAAACTTGGATACCAGAGACCTGATTCCAGAACGATGGATTAAACTTGAGAATGATCCGACACCCATCCCTGCAGAAGTATGAACCTAACATTTTTAATCCCAGTAAAACTTGAATCACCAGACAGGGTAAGGAACCTAAAGACGGTCCTTACCTATTTGCTGTCTAAGTTTGATGCTAAGATTCTGATACAGGAGCATGATACAGAGAGTAAGTTTACTAAACTTGTAATGCCTTATATCAGCAAAAGGTTTGGACCTATCACTCATCGATTGGATTATACCTTTGATAAGCAGACAGAACCATACTTCCATAAGACAAAGGTATTGAATGACCTGCTGCTACGTTCTGATACAGAGGTAGTATGTAACTACGATACCGATGTGCTGCTACCAGAAGATAGTTATCATGCTGCCTATGATGCTATCGAGTCTGGAGACTACGATGCAATCTATCCATATGGATGTGGTGTCTATCAGAGAGCAATCAAGTATACTGCAGCAACATTCTCTGAGTTTATTGGTGGTGATATGGATCTCACTGAACTTCATGCCCATGCAACCCTTAGTAATTCTACTATCGGATGGTGTCAATTTATCCGTAGAGAAAACTATATAAATTCTTTTATGATGAATGAAAACTTTCATGCATGGGGTCCTGAAGATTCTGAGTTATACTACAGATTACACGTCTTAGGTAACAGGGTCGGTAGAGTAAACGATTACGTCTATCACCTAGAACACTCAAGAACTAATGACTCGTGGTTCTCTAATCCATTATGGAAAGAGAACTTTATGTTGTGGAACTGGATCCGTGAACAGACCGGTGACACCATCTTACAATACTGCAGACAGCAAGACTATGTTAAAAGGAGACTCAGTGGAAAAGTTCATTGATAGAGCACTACATGGTGAACTTGATTCCGATAGACATATCGTTTCCATTTTCTCTATTGCTCTAGCATCCAGAGGTAAAACATTTGTTGAACTGGGTGTCCGCGAAGGTCACACTTCTGAACCCTTGTATGAAGCAGCAAAGTTGAATGGTGGTCATCTTTGGTCTGTTGATCTCAATGATCCAACAGAATACAAACCAAACAATGGTCACTATACTTTCTGTAAGAGTGACAGTATCAAGTTCTTAGAAGAGTGGCCTAAAGAAAAAAAGATTGATATTGTGTATGTCGATGACTGGCATTCATATTCTCATGTCAAAAGGCAACTCGAATTGCTTGACAGACTAGTAGGACCAAGTAGTATAATACTCCTACACGATCTAATGTATGGTGGAACTGACCCTTTCTATCACTGTGACCTTTCTCACGGTGGTCCCCAATGGGATGCTGGTGGTCCTTACCGTGCAGTCGCAGAATTAAATCCACAGTTCTGGGAGTTCTCAACTCTTCCCTGGAACAACGGACTCACAATCCTCAGGAAAAAATATAGTAACAGGTATCACAAATTATGATTGGATTTAATAATCTTGGCAATATGG